GATCTCCTACTCGAACATCGAGCAAGAGTGGCTCACGTTCGCGGAATACACTTTGTCGGCCTACGCTGACGAGATTTGCGAGGCCCTCACGTCGCTGCTGCCTGAGGGGCAATGGTGCATGCCCGACTGGGATTCGTTGCATCGTTCCGACACGAACACCCGTTACAGCGCCTACCAGACCGCCATATCCGCCGGATTCATGACGGTGGACGAGGCGCGCGCCCGTGAGGGATGGGCGCCGATCAACCAGACCACACCGCAGGAGGTCACATTATGAGCGAAGAGGTACGCACCATCACCGTGAAGGGCATCGAGCTACGCGAGGACCAGGGCGACGGTACCCGCATCGAGGGCATCGCCGTGCCGTTCGGCCAACGCATCGGATTGTGGCGCGGCGCGGCCGAGGAGTTCGCGCCGGATTGCGATTTCGGCGACACGACACGCACCAAGTTGAGCCGTGACCACGGCCGTCTCATCGGCAAGGTCACGAACGCGACGCGCGAGGCCGACGGATTGCACATCACCGCGTCAATCAGCGACACGGCCGAGGGTCGCGACGCCGTGCAGCTGATCCGCGACGGCGTGCTTGATTCGTTCAGCGTGGGCTTCATGCCCGTGACCACCGACAAGCGCACCGAGGGCGACACGAGCGTGTACGTGCGGCGCGCCGTGAAACTGCTTGAGGTCGCCGTCACCGGCATACCCGCGTACACGGGCGCGGCCATCACCGGCCAACGGGACCAGGAACACGTCAACCAGGAAACCGACACCAAGGAGGAAACAGTGGAAAACGAACAGCAGCCGGCGACGGAATCGCGTTTCGACCAGCTCGAAATGCAGATCCGTTCGCTCGCGGACACCATCGGCCGGCAGAAGCCGGACCCGCCGCACGTCATCGGTGGCCAATACCGTTCGGCCGGCGAGTTCGCGAAGGCGCTTGCGGCCGGCGACGACACCGCGTATGAGTTCATGCGCGAGGCCCGCGACCTGATTTCCAGCGCCGACACGAACAACACTAACGAGTGGGTCGCCGACCAGATCAAGCTCATCCAGTCGCGCCGTAGCGTCGCGAACCTGTTCCAGCATGCCGCGCTGCCGGCCACCGGCATGACGCTGGAATATCTCAAGCTCGGCTCTAACACGCTGAAGGCGGCCGAACAGACGGCCGAGGGCGCGGCCCTGACCACCGGCAAAATCACGCTCACGAGCGCGACCGCCGCCGTGAAGACCTATGGAGGTTACGCGCCGCTGTCGCGCCAGGTCATCGAACGCAGCAACACGCCCGCGCTCGATACCGCGCTCCGCGCGCTCACCATCGCTTACAGCAACGCGGTGGAGGCGGCGGCCCGCGCGCAGCTGACTGCCGCCATCACCGGCGCCGCAGCGAACAAGCTGGAGACGCCGGCGGCCGTGAGCGCGCTCACCGCCGACCAGTGGATTACCGTCATCATCAACGCGGCCGAGGCGGCGGACGGCCGAGGCGCGCAGCTCGGCACGCTCGCGGTCAGCAAGGACGTATTTGACAAGATGGCGAAGATCACGCGCAGCGGCGACGCGCTCATGGACGTGTCCGGCGAGGGCGTGGACAAGCTCGGCAGCCTGAGCCTTACCGGCATCACCGGCCGCATGCTGTCCGTCCCCGTGCAGATGGTGCCGGGTGCCGCCGCGAACACGGCCGCGTTCATCGACCCGACCGCGTTGCAGATGTGGGAGGCCGGCGGCCCCTTCCAGCTCCAGCAGGACGACACCACCAAACTGCTTTCCAATTACAGCGTGTACGGTTACGCGGCGTTCGCGACCGTGTTCACCGGCGGCGTCATGCCGTTGGGTCCGAAGGCCACCGCCTGAGTAGGCGCACATGGACCAGTTGCATGACAAGTTCCTGTCGATGATGAACGTCATCGGCAGCGACGACGAGACGCGCGCCGACGACTGTCTGGCGACGGCGCGCGCCTACCTGTCGACGAACCTGGGCGAGACGTGGGACACGGTGCCCGACCTGATCCAGTCCGATTGCGTGCTGGCGGTCGCCGCCGACCTGTTCAACCAGAAGGACGCGCGCAACGGCGTGATGAACGTGGACAGCGACGCCATCGAACCGTTCCGCGTCTCCGCCGACCCGTTGCGCGCCGCCTGGCCGAAGCTCCGCGCCGCCGGCGTGCTCGCGGGAATGGGGATCGCATGACAAACACCATCACCGGCAAGATCGACGCGCTCATGGAACAGGTGGCCGGCGCGTGCTGCGACCTCGTGGAACACGTCACCATCGACGAGACCGAGGTGAAGCCGCCACGCGGCAAGGTCTGCGTATGGGTCAAACCCCCCGAAGTGGCATGGCCCTACGCGGGCGCGGAAAACGAACTATCGGTGCGGCTCGTGTTCGTCGCCGGCAGTCCCTGGGCGCAGGCGTCCGCGCTGCCGCTGCTACTGGCCGCGATGGACCGGCTCGCGGCGTCCGCGCTGCCTGTCACATCGGCCGAGCCCGTCGGCTTCACGCGTGGAGACGTGACGCTCGCGGCCTACCAGATCACACTCAATGAAATCTAACGAAAGGAACAACCATCATGGCGGACAAAATCCGTACCCTGGGACCGGGAAGCCTGGTCATCGGCTCCTCAGACGACCAGTACAAGCTGGACGTCGATTGCACGAGCGTGGAACTGTCGCCGGACAATTCCAGCGAGGACCCCGACACGTACCTGGACGGCCACGAGGAGGGCGGCGCGCTCACGACGTCGTGGAAGCTGTCGGGAAGCATCGCCGAGGACTACAGCATGAACGGCGCGCAAGTCTACTGCCTGAACCACGCCGGCGAGACGAAGGCTGCGAAGTTCGTGCCGAACACTGCCGGCAAGCTCCAGCTGGACATGCGCGTGACCATCGCGCCCATCGCGTTCGGCGGTGACGTGAAGACGAAGAACAAGAAGGATTTCGAGTTTTCCGCCACCGACGTGAAGGCGTCGGCGTACACGCCGACGAGCGCCTGACATGGCCGACAAGGCCCTGTACGTCGCCGGTCAGAAGCGTTTCGTACAGACCATGCGCAAGGCCGGCGCCGACATGAAGGAGCTGAAGGAGGTCAACCGGCGGGCCGCCGACATCGCCAAGCCTGAGGCGGTGGCCCGCGCGCCACGCGGAAGGACCGGCAAGCTCGCCGGATCGATACGTGTGGGCGCGACCCAGAAGGCCGGTATCATCCGCGCCGGCCGCAAGACCGTGCCGTATGCGGGACCGATCAATTACGGTTGGCCCGCGCGGCACATCAAGCCGAGAACGTTCGTGAACGACGCCGTGGCCTCGACCGAAGGCCAGTGGACGAAGGAATACGAACGGTTCATCAAGAAAACCATGGAACAAGTCAAAGGAGCATAACCCATGCGCAACATTGCGAAAGTCACCTACGTGGACGGCACCTCCAACGAGGCCCCGCTCACCCCGCGCGTCATCACCTCATGCGAGGAGCACGCGCAGAAGGAGGGATGGGCCGCCGGAGAGGGCAGCCGAATCCGCCAGTCCTACTACATGGCGTACCTCGCTATGAGGTTCGCCGGCAACACGTCCAAACCATACGACCAGTGGCTCGACGACGTGGACGACATCGACGTGGAGACGCCGGAAAACCCTACCGAATAGCCGCGTGGCCCGACGATTCGCTCGGCATGCTCAGCGTCATCCTCGCCCACCGCTTCGGCGGCACGCCGTGGGCATGGCGCAACGAGGCCAGCGAACTGGACTGGGGCACCGCGATAAGACTGCTCGAACAGGAGATGGAACGCATGGAGGAGATGGAACATGGCGCGTAGCGCGATCATGTCGGTGAGAATCACCGGCAACAGCGACGACGCGGTGAAGGCGTTCCAGAAGGCCACCAGCAAGGCCGCCGCGTTCGGCTCGTTCATGGGCGGCGCGGCGCTGAAAGGCGTGACCGCCCTGTGGAACAAGCTCAGCGGCTTGGGCTCCGCCGTCATGGACATGAGCGACAGCACCGACAAGTTCGTGCAGACCATGAACTTCGCCGGCATCGACACGTCCAACGTGCAGAAGGCCTCGCAGGCGGCACGCGACTACGCCGACCGCACCGTGTACGACCTCGGCACCATCCAGAACACCACCGCCCAGCTCGCGGCCAACGGCATCGGCGACTACACCGGCCTGACCGAAGCGGCCGGCAACCTGAACGCCGTGGCGGGCGGCAACGACGACACGTTCAAGAGCGTGGCCATGATGCTCACCCAAACCGCAGGCGCGGGAAAGCTGACCACCGAGAACTGGAACCAGTTGGCCGACGCCATCCCCGGCTCGTCCGGCAAGCTCCAGGAAGCCATGCTCAAGAACGGCGCGTACACGGGTAATTTCAGGGACGCGATGGAGAAAGGCGAGATCAGCGCCGACGAGTTCAACCAGGCGATCATGCAATTGGGCATGAGCGACGTGGCCAAGGAAGCCGCAAGCAGCACCAAGACCATGGAAGGCGCTTTGGGCAACTTGGAGGCCGCAATCACCGGCGGGCTGACGGACGCGTTCAACCTCATCAAACCGGCCGTGACGGGCGCGTTGACCGAAGCCGGAAACCAGATAAGCCAGTTCAGCCAGACCGCCACCAACGGCTTGCAACAGTTCATCCAAGGCATAAGCGACACCGGAGCGTTCCAAGCGCTCTCCAACATGGTGTCAAGCATCGGCAACGCGCTATCCGCGTTGGGCGGCGCGTTCGCCAGCATAGCCACGACGATAGCGCCCGGCTTGCAAGGCCTATCCGACGCTGGCAGCATCGGCACCACGGTGGGTGATGCATTCAACGGCGCGGCCGGCATCATCCAGGCGCTGGCGGACAAGCTCACCCAGTTCGGCGATTGGGTGAACGCCAACGCGGCACCCATCAGCGGCGCGCTAATAGCCATCGGCGGAGGTTTCGCAGCGTTCAAGGTGGCAAGCGTCATCAGCGCCGTGGTATCCGCGTTGCAGGGCTTCAGCCTGGCGTCCACCGCCGCGTCAATCGGACAATGGGCGTTGAACGCGGCCATGAACGCCAACCCCGTGATGATACTGGTCACCGCCATCGGCGCGCTTGTGGCGGCGTTGGCGTGGTTCTTCACCCAGACCAACATGGGCCGGCAGATATGGGCGCAGTTCACCGCGTTCATGGGCCAGTGCGTCAACAACATCATCGCCTTCTTCCAGCAGCTCCCCGGCAGGATAGCCGCGTTCTTCAGCAACGCCGCGCAGGGAGCCACCAACGCGTTCAACGGCGTGGTGACATGGTTCAGCGGTCTACCCGGCCGCATCCTGTCCGCCATCGGCAACGTGTCCGGCCTGCTCGTGAACGCCGGAAAAAGCATCATCGACGGCTTCCTCAACGGCCTGAAAAGCGCATGGGACGGCGTGACCGGCTTCGTGGGAGGCATCGCCGACTGGATCAGCTCGCACAAGGGCCCCATCAGCTACGACCGCCGCCTGCTCATCCCCCACGGCAACGCCATCATGGACGGCTTCGCCCAAGGCATCCGCACAGGCTTCGACGGAAAGGTGCGCAGCGCGATAGCGGGCGTCAACGCCACGCTGGCCTCCACGCCCATGAACGCCACCGTCAACGCCACCCGTGGCACGGCGGCGGGCCAGACCGTCGTCAACAACTACGAGGTCCACATCGACGGGCTCGTGACCGACCCGGACGGCACCGCCAAGGCCATCGAGAAACTGCTGAACGGCTACGCGAAACGGAGGGGCCGCGCATGAGGCAACCCGTCATGTACATAGACACCGGCGGCGGCTACGTCAACGTCACCGGCCACGCGGGAGCCACGGCCGGACTCGCCGGCTTCACCATCGAGTGGGGCACCGACAAGCTGGACGAACAGCCCGACCCCAACGTGCTGCACTTCCAGCTCATGGACCGCACCGGCGACCTCGCGGGCAACGCCACCCGCATCGCCGGCATGCCCGTGCTGATCCAACTGTCACGCATGCCACTGTGGCAGGACCTCAACCGCAGCACGCCATGGGTTGAAACGCCACCGGCACTGACATGGGCCGACTTCCACCAGCTTCACACGCCCGACCCGACCGAGCCGCCCGACCCCACGGCGCTCACCCTGTTCATGGGCAACATCACCACGGGCGGCACCATCACCCAGCGCGGCAACGGCACCTACCTGCTCGACCTGTACGCCAACAGCCTCACCGTGCGACTGAAACGCACCACGCAGCAGGGACCCACCGACCCGGCATTGCCCGACCTGCACTGGACCGGCGACGCGCGCGCACGCGTGGACGAAATCGGCCGCAGGATCAACGGGCTCGGCTGCCCGCCGCTCGACCCCGACAGCATCGACTACCTCAAGCAGTACGCGCCCTACCCCGCGCCATACGACCTCGACAGCATGCCAGACCTGTCCACCGTGCTCCACAAGCTCGCCGCCCCGTTACCAGACGTGGCCCTGTGGTACGAGACCCACCAGCACGGCTCGGAACACCTCGCGGCACGCTACGCGGGCGACAAGGCAAGCATCACCCTGCACGGCGACGGCACCCTGAGCGTGGAGGGCGCGGGCATGGAGCAGAAGGCACTCTACGCCTCGGACATCCGCATCAACGAAACCGACATGACGTTGCCCGACCCCGTGGCGCAGGTCACGTTGAAGACCCGCAAGGCCAAATGGGACGACAACGACCAGAAGGTGACATTCGAGGACGCGGAGGCGACCGTCACCGACCGAGGCCGTTTGCCCCAGAATCTCACCGAGACCATCGAGGCCGTAACGTTCGAGACCGACGCGGTGAGCGTGGACGAAAGCGGCGGACACTGGCCCGGCACCGTCTGGCAGCCAAGCGACGCGCAGCGCGACCAGTGGGCCGACTGGCTCGCCACGCAGACCCTCAAGCCGATACCCGAAGCGCCGACCATCTCCAGCAGGGACATCGACCTCGACCTGTACGAGCACACGTTGCAGCCGAGCGCGATCCTGCTGGCCTTCGCCTCCACCAGATACACGAAGCTCTTGGACGCGAACGGCTCGCCGGTCACGGCAGGCGCATGGCTCGCCATCGGCGGCACCCTCTCGTTCGCATGGGACGGCGACGAGCCGGACCTCAGCAACGAGCTGACCATCACCCCATTGCCCATGATCCCCAGCGAACTGAGCACATGGGCCGACCTCGACCCCATCGGTCTCCCGTGGACGGCCACGGTGTTCACATGGGGCGAATTCGGGCAGATCACATATTTCGAACAATAGGAAGGAAAACCATGGCAGACACCACACGGGCGGAGTTCAACCCGGCAGACATGCCCACCACGCCACGCCATCACATCAAATACCCCGGAGCCAACGACCTCGTGCGCTTCGCGTCCCAGCAGTTCCAGGCCATGGCCGAGTCGATCGACGACAACATCGACCAACTGCCCGCAGAAATCACCGACGAACTGAACACGGCCACCGCGAACGCCAAGAAATGGCGAGACGAGGCCGAAGGGTTCGCGTCCAGCGCAGGAAACATCCAGGACTCGGGCGTGGCCGCGCTTATCCGCAGGGCCGGCAGCGACACACGCGGCGCTCTCTACGGCGCATCGGCCCTGTTCATCGGCGACAGCTACACGCAGGGCTTCAGGGCAAGCAGCAACGCGGCGCGATGGAGCACGCTCGTGGCCCAGCACTTCGGTTGGAGCGAGGACAACCGCGCCGTGGGCGGCAGCGGGTACAGCATCGGAGGGGAAGGCAACAAGACGTTCCTCCAGCAGTTGCAGGAAGCCAAGGCCGCCAACGCCACCCCGGACGTCATCATCATCGCCGGCGGCCGCAACGACGGCAACACCACCGTCACCAATAAGGCGGCCGAGACGTTCGACTACGCGCGCACGGTCTGGCCCACCGCCAGAATCGTGTGCATCCCCGCCCTATGGGCCGACTACCGGCCGATCAGCGTGGACGCGCAATACAGAGCCGAAGACATCCGCACCGCGGCCCGAGACAAGGGAGTGGAGGTCATCTGGGACAGTTGGCAGTGGCTCTACAACCTCACCGGCCAGATCCATGACCTAGGTGACGGCAACCTCGACACGCATCCCAACGACCAAGGCTATGCGACAGTCGCCAAGTGGGTCATCCAAGGACTGGAGGGCGGGCCGACCACCATCAACATGCCACGCACCCAACTTGGCACCTACAACACGTCGAACCCCGGCACCCTCTGCGTGAGCATCGAGAACGGCATGGTCAACGTGTACGGCGACATGGGCGCGAACGTTAACGTGTATGCAGGGTGGACCTTCGCCCGACTGCCCGAACAGGCCCGCCCCGCCATCAGAAGGTTCGTGCATGGCTGGACCGCATCGGGCGGCACCCAGGCGCTCATAGAGATAAAGACGGACGGCATGCTGACAATCAACAACATCTACGGCACGGCCGGCAGAAACGTGGGCGTGACCCCCATCAGCTACCCCGTAGGCAGATAACCAACAAGGAAAGGAAAACACATGCAGCAAACGGAGATCACGGCCCTCGCCGTCGTCGGTATCCTCATCATCCTCGATTACATCACGGGACTCGTCAAGGCAGCCATGCAGCACGACATCAGCAGCACGAAGATGAGGGAAGGCCTCTACCACAAGGGCGCGTTCGTGCTGATCATGGTCCTCGCCGAGATCCTGGAACACGCGCAGCGGGTCATCGACCTCGGGTACACGCTGCCCATCGTCATCCCCGCAGCCGTGTACGTCATCCTGACCGAGACGACCAGCATCCTGGAGAACCTGGGCGGAATCAACCCCGAACTCAAGGCCTCCAAATTGCTCCAGCTGTTCCGCACACAGGAAGAGGGCAAAGACCAGTGAGCGTCATACGCGAGGACATCGTCAATCAAGGCCACGGGCCACTGTCCCCGTCCTATTTCTGCGTGCACAGCACCGCAAACCCGGGAGCCACCGCACGCAACCACCGCGACCTATGGGCCCGCGACTACATCTATGCCGTGCACCTTGTGAGCGACTGGGCCGAGGCGATCCACACCGTGCCCTACGACCGCCTCTGCTACCAGGTCGGCAACGGGAACCGGTACGTGGAAGGGCTGGAGATCTGCGAAGCCACCAACGCGCAGGACTTCCAACACGGCATCGAGATAGCCGCATTGGTGGTCCGTGAACGACTCGCAGCGCACGGGTGGGGAATCGACCGGCTCATCTGCCACGACGAAGCAACGAAACGATGGGGCGGCAGCGACCACACCGACCCGATACCCTACTTCTCCCGCTGGGGTTACAGCTGGGAGCGATTCAAACAACTAGTCAAGGAAGGAGACACGGGAGTGTCAGCACAGGACCTATACGAGACCAAGGGAAACGACGGGCGCAACCTGTTCGACGGCATCATTCAGACCCGAAACGAACTCAAGGACCGCGCCACAGACGCACTCATCCAGACCAAAGGCAACGACGGGCGTAACATCCTGGACAGCGTCATCCAAGCGCGCTACGACATCGCCGAGCTGAAGACCATGCTTACTGCCCAGAACGCAGCAATCGAAGCACTGAGCAAGGCCGTTGGAGCCAACCCCGGCGACATCGCCGCAAGCGTGGAGAAGGCCGTCAAGGCCAAGCTAGACGCCCTCGAAATCAATGTGACGGCCAAGTAGTCGATTACGTAAGTCTGACGGCCGCCGTTGCCTCTCGTAGACGGCCGTCGGGCATGGCCACGTAATGCTCCGTGGTCTCGACCGACTCATGCCCCAACAGTTCCGCGACCACGAATAGGTCATGAGTCGTGGAATAGGCCACCGTGGCGAAACGATGGCGCAAGGTATGCGCGGCCCAGCCGGCCGGCAACAGATGGCTGACATGGTCTCCGATATAGGATTCCTCGACATGGCCTCCGAATCGGCCGGGGAAAAGATAGCCTCGCGCGTCCATGACGGCCGTCGCCAGGTCATCCGGCAGCGGCACGACGCGCTGTTTGTCCCCCTTGCCGCGCACGATCAACGAATGGCCGATACTGTCTGCCACCACGTCATCGCTGTGCACGGCGGCTATCTCGCCACGTCTCAGCCCGCACTCCGCACCGAGACGGATCATGAGCCGTTCCGATGGCGTGGCCATCTCCATCGCCGCGCGAATATATTTGTCTGGGCATGGCCGCGGATGCGCGCGCGGCTTCTTCACTCGCGGCACATCGAGACTCGGATCGTCGTTCCGCCTGCCGCTCTTGCGCAGCCAACGGAAAAACGACGCTATCGTGTTCCGGTACGCCTTGAGGGTCTCCGGTTTCCATTGCTGTTCCGCGAACACATGCACGATGCGTTCCGTGGTCACGTCTTCGGGACCATCCGGCATGAGCAATGTCGCTAGATGCACCATCTTGTATCGTCGGCTTTTGATTGTCTGTGCTGATAGGCCGGCCGCCTTGAGGGTGTCAGTCCACCCGTTGATGCTTTTGCGCCATGGGACCGGTGCGCTGATTTTGTTCCTCATGATCCATCATGGGCATCCTGATCTTCACGCGGCTAAACTGAGCTTGGATA